AAGGCCCAGCAGGGTTGCCAGGGTTGCCAGGCTCTCCGGGAGAGCGTGGCGAGATGGGCCAAGCGGGCAAGGATGGCATGGATGGGCCGCAAGGAGTGATGGGTCCAGCTGGCCCAATCGGTCCAATTGGAGAGCAAGGCATTCAGGGAGAGCGTGGCTTAGAAGGCCCAGCAGGAATAAATGGCAAGGACGGTCAAGATGGTGAGCGAGGTCCGGAAGGTGCTCCGGGAAAATTGCCAATGGTCAAGCAGTGGGCTCCGGGTGTCTTTTATGAAGGTGATGTTTGCACTCATAAGGGCAGTTTGTATCAAGCTATACAAGACACCGGACAAGAGCCTCATCCACTGGTTGCTTCTTGGGTTTGCCTTGCGGCCTCTGGTATCGACGGCAAAGATGGTCGTGATGGTGAGGACGGCAAAGATGGACAGTCACTAACAATTCGAGAGACATTTGATCCAAAACAGAAATATGAAGCTTTGGATGTTGTGACGCTCGATAATAGATGGTTTGTTGCCAAGCATGATGATCCGGGAGATTGTCCCGGTCCCGGTTGGAAGGCCGGTCCCGGTATTGGTAAGACAGGAAGGCCGGGAGAGCGTGGTGCGAAGGGAGAGCCGGGACCGAAGGGAGAAACCGGCAAGGCTTTTGAAATCGCACGCTGGGAGATTGTAACCGCGAGATATGAAGCCATCCCGATTATGACTGATGGGAGCCATGGGCCTACAATTCATTTACGTGAATTGTTTGCTCGCTATCAGGAGGAGGTTGGCTAATGTTTTCTAGCATTACAGTCGTTAAGCACGCTCCTGATACCGCGCTTGTTACGCTTTATGAAGCGAAGGTGGCTTTAAAAATTCCAACATCAAGCACAACCGATGATGAGCAATTAAGGTTCATGATCCTTCGTGCATCGGATGAGGTTCAAACTCTTTGTAGCCGGTTCTTTCCGAAAGAAGATGTGATTGAGACTTTCCGGGAAATTGAAAACCCAATCACGAGGCTGTGGCTCTCACGTTGGCCGGTAAAGGAAGAAGAAGTTCATTCAGTCACAATGGATGGAGATGAAGTCGAGTTTGATATTGATAGTGAATCTGGCAGGTTGTCCTTGTTTGGCGGAAGCCTCTGGGCTGAATCAGTCGTTGTGGAATATGCCGGAGGCTATGCGATCCCACAAGAGGTCCCGCCAGCTTTGAAACAGGCAGTCTTGTTGTTTACGCGAGATGCCTATTATTCAGCACAGCGTGGTGATTCTTCGATCCGGCAAGTTACTCACAAAGAAAGCCGTGTTGTATATTTTGACCCGAATGCAAAAAGCCAGAGCAGTGGTGGTGGCGCGAGCGGCTCACCAGCACAACGTGCAGCCAAGGACCTTCTTCTTCGCTACACGAGGTTGACCGCGTGATATGCAAGGGCAGATTGCAAGATTTGTTGCTGCTCTAATCACGGGTGATGCCAATATCCTTGATAAAATTATAGGGCAGAAGTTAGGAATTATTGGCGAACAATATTTGTTGAAGCAATTGAGTGGCCAAGCCGGGGCTGGTATAGGCAAAGCCATTTCTTCTGGTCTGCTTGGCCAAGACGCATTTACAGTGTTGCGTAATCAATGGCTGAATAAATCAAAAGTCAACATTCCAAATAAGGCTTTTCTTGAGAAGCTTTTTAATACGATGGAACAATCCGGTCAGGATCGTTCCAGACGCGGTGGAAGAAAACGGGCACGCTGGACAAAGACGGAATGGGCAAAGTCCCGGAATGATTGGCTGGATAATAGTTGGAAACATGACTGGCGATCGCAACCGAGAAACATTCATGGCCAGTGGATACCGGGACGGCTTGATTATGTTCCGCTCTCGCAACGCTCTAGGGGAAGGAAGGCTGGACGTAGGACGTTGCGGAGACGGAGGCTGCGGAGACTGGCGAGGCTCAAAGGAAGAAGGGCTGCGAAGAAAATGTTTAGGAGCAAATGATGCCGGTCAATTTTTCTCAGCACGTTTATGAGCCAACGCAGGATTTATTTGGCCGTGTGATATATGTCACTCCGTTGAAGAGCCAACCGACTGCTGCGCAGTATGTGGCGCGTGGTATTCTTGAAGAAGAAGCCATGGATGTTGAAGCGTTGGAAGGTGCAATCTTTTCTGAGACGCGGATCATTTTGGATATAAGGGAAGCAGAGTTTTCAGTATTGCCACTACAAGGTGACTTGATTGATATTCCGGCCGATAGCGGATTGCCGGCAGCGGGTCAATTTGAGGTTATAGACGCAGATCCAAATGGCGGAGGCGAGACAACGTTGACGCTTCGTCATATTGTAGAGGCTAAGCCATGACGGCTAGTAGCTATGCGATGATTGTCCGTGATGAGATTTTGGCGCGTGCTAAAACGATGCCATTTTTCGCTACATTTAAATTTGGAACAAACAAGGCAGAGCAAGTTCAACCGGAGCATATTCCATTCCTTGGTGTTTATTTTATCAATGAGGACCTCTCGCCTGAAGGTGATGCGAATGCTGGCGAGCCTCGGTTTCATTCTTCCGTTTTGTATGGCGTCTCTATCATTGTGCAAAATAATGATGGAGCGGCAGCAGAGAATAAGTTGGATGAGGCTTGGGTCCTGCTCGCTGATAGATTGTTCCGCGATCCGTCCTTGTATTTAAATCCAGAAGCGCAAATTCAATCTTATGTGCGTGGGACTAGAACTCATCAATTTGGATCTATTGGTTCTGATAACGCTATCCCGATAGCAGAGAGCCGTTTCACTTTGACATGTGACCTTGGCGTGATCGACTTTCCGCCAATCATTCCGGATGTTCTTCAAAAGGTTCATGTTGAAACGAGATACCCAACTATTGATACTGATCCTCAAGAGGTTCAGCAGGTCATAGCTGACTATGATTTGCCTACAACAAAGGAGAAGGCTGATGAAGGTACTTCCAAAAAACGATCAAGTAAGAAAGCTCCTAAAGCATCCGGTGGCTAAAGGCTTCCGTGCTGAGGGACCGGCTGATTGGCCGAATGATTCCTTCACAGCGAGACGTATCGCTGATGGGGATGTGACGGTTGTTGAAGAGCAGAAGGAGACGAAGCCTCAAGAGGAGAAGTCTCAAGAGGAGAACAGGCGTCACAAGCGATAAGCAGCTTGAGTAATTCCACAAACACAAAAGGAGGGCAGCATGCCCATCTCTTTTAATAGCATACCAGCCAATTGGCGCATGCCGCTTTATTGGGTGGAGTTGGATCCGAGCAAGGCAGGTCTTGGAATGTTTCCGGGACGGTCTTTGCTCGTTGGAATTATGAATGATACGGGTACAGCTGAACCGGACGTTCCAATTGCTGTGGCGTCGCAAGCTCAGGCTGATGCCTTGTTTGGTCAAGGCTCTATGTTGGCGGGGATGTTCAAAGCTTTCTATGCCAACAATTGGGCGAATGAGGTGTGGGGTTTGCCTGTTGCAGAACCGACTGGTGCTGCCGCAGCTGGTTCAATTGTAGTCGCTACTCCTCCAACCGCAGCCGGCACAATTGATCTCTATATTGCTGGCCGTAATGTTCCAGTGTACGTTGCTGCGAGCGATACGGCTGACATTGTTGCTACCTCGATTGCTGCGGAAATCAACAATAATATGGATTTGCCAGTAACAGCGGTTGCGACGGCTGGATCCGTTGCTGTGACTGCCAAGTTCAAAGGCATTGTTGGAAATGATATCAGAATTTCTGACAATTACTACGGGACGGTTGGCGGAGAGGTTATGCCAGCCGGATTGACGTTGACCTATACGCAGCCAACCGGTGGTACTGGTGATCCACTCTTTACAACTGCCATCAGTAACCTCGGTGAAGCGGAGGTTGACTATGTTGCCATGCCGTTTACTGATTCAACATCTATGCTGGCTTGGGAAACTGAGTTTGGGTTTTCTGACACCGGCAGGTGGGGCTTCATTCGACAGCATTACGGTCAACTGTTCAGCGCCAAGCGTGGAACCTATATGGACTTGATCACGTTTGGTGATACCCGTAACAGTGCTCAAATGTCGGTGCTTGGGATTGAGAATGGTAGTCCCACTCCGACTTATGAATGGGCTGCGGCATACACGGCGAAAGCCGCACGTGCGTTCATAAACGATCCGGCACGACCGTTGCAGACCTTGTCGCTTGATAGTTGTTTAGCGGCTCAGAGCCATTTCCGCTTTTTGCTACCGGAGTTGAACGGTCTTGCTTATGGCGGTATCGCTACGCAACGGCAGATTACAACGGTCCCGCAGATCATGCGGGAGTCAACGACATATACCAAGAACCTCTATGGCAACTTGGATGATGCGTATGAACTTTGTACAACGTTGGCTACGTTGACGAAGCTCCTCCGGAATCAGCGGCAGGCAATTACCAGCAAATTCCCACGTCACAAGTTGGCAGATGATGGTACTCGCTTTGGTGCTGGTCAGGCGATTGTTACTCCGAAAATTATCAAAGCGGAGTTGGTCGCTGAATATCGCATTGATGAGTTCAATGGGTTGGTCGAAAATGGGAAAGCCTTTAAGACCCATCTCATTGTCGAGCGTGATCCAAACGATCCAAATCGAGTCAATGTGCTGTATCCGCCTGATCTCATCAACCAGCTGAGGGTCTTTGCAGTTCTGGCGCAGTTCAGGCTCCAGTATGATCGTGGACTTGATACGGTTATAGCAGCATAAGAGTTGCTGAACCCGCCCACCGCTCCGGATGGACGTGGGAGTGACCGGGGAATGCAAGGGGCACGGCTGATGATCGCAGTCACGCGGGAGGCACGGCCCCACCTTCCTTTTTGAAAACAGGAGAAGCTAAATGGCGCAAAGAATAGCTGGGATTGCCTACCTCAAGGTGGACGGCAATCAATACCCGTTGCGGGGAAACTTTACAGTAACCCCGTCCGTGATCGAGCGTGCAGGTTTGGCAGGTCAGGATTACATTCACGGATATAGTGAACTGCCGCGTGTTCCTTCGATTGAAGGAGATGTGTCAACAGTCCCCGGTCTTTCTATTGAGGACTTTGAAGCGCAGGTCAATGTTACCGTGACAGCGGAATTGGCAAACAATTCCGTCTACGTTCTGCGTGAGGGCTGGTGTGTATCTGCCCTTGCTATTAACGCCCGCGATGGTCTAGTCAGGATCAAGTGGGAAGGCATCTCTTGCGATGAGATAATGTAATGGTTGATGAAACAGAACAGAAACTTGAAGAGCATCCGAAGCAAGTCAATGGAGCCGAAGTCACTTCCACCGATCTAATCATACCGTTGCGCAAGGCAGTTATTGCGCATGGTGAGGAAGTGAAGGAATTAAAATTCCGCGAGCCAACTGCTGGTGACATCGAGATATGTGGGACACCGGTTATGATCGACTTCTTAACCGGTGAGCAACCAAAGCTGACGTTTGAAACGAAGGCGATGTTTGCTATGATGTCCCGGCTTGCGGGTGTTCCTCCCTCTACAATTAAGTCAATGCATACAAAGGATTGGGGGTATGCAGCCTTAGCTCTGGCGCACCGTTTTTTTATTCCAGAGATGTAGAGGACAACTTCATCCTCGATTGTTACAGGCTTGCAAAATACTACGGTCGTAACCCGCGTGAATTTCTTGATATGCCGTTTTCTGAAATAGCACGGCACATTAAGTGGACATCGCGGCTGGAAGAGATATTGAGGCCGGTGGACGACGATGCCTGATGATTTTGATTCAGAAGGAATGCTGGCGTTCTTTGGCCGGCTTGGAAAGGAGATTGACGACTTTAAAGTGAAGATTGTTGGCCTCAATGAGGCTGGCAATGCGATGAAGAAAATGACTGACGAAACTGAAAAGTTTGGTCAGACTATTGAGCGACATACGCGTGGTGCGTTGCGCGGTATGGAGAGTTCAGTTAGCAGTCTTATCGGTCTAGTTGGAGGTGCTGGCGGTCTTGCTTTAAGCGTTGCTGGTGCAGCTCAGGCACTCGATAAGTTTGCAGTTAGTGGATTACAATTACGAAATTTTGCGGTCAATACTGGCTTTAGTGCAGGAGCTATAAAGAACCTGCGCGTTCAATTGTCTGCTGCCGGTTTAAATGCCAATGAGGCGTCGCAAGGCATTGGTAATATTGGCGCCAAGTTGCAAGAGGTTTTGGCGTTACAAGAAACATCAGGCTTCTATCGTTCATTACAAGCTAGTAGTCCTGCGTTGGCTGAACAAGTCCGTCATTTGATGAATGCTGGCAAGCAGCAGGAAGCATTAAATGTTTTACAAGATGCGTACAATAAAGGAGGAGAGCGGTTCAAGGCTTGGTTGCCGACTGTTACGGGTGTTTCCCGTGCAGCGTGGGAAGCTCAGCGATACGGTATGGAAGGTTTGATTAAGCCTTGGACATTTCTTACTGCTGACTCTGAAAAATATCATAAGACAATGGTCAATCTTGAAACAATTTTTGATGGTGTTTGGAAGTCAATGACCTATACGATGCTAGAAGGTCTTATCAAATTGACTGGTAGTGATGGTATGGAAGGGTTAAATAAAAAGGCGAAAGAGTTTGCAGATAATTTTAAAAAGTTTTTTGATGAGAGTGTTATTCCAACTTTGAAAAGTACGTTTGAAGAAGTCAAGGCCATCATTGCTTGGTTTGAGAGACAAGCAAAGATGCGTGATATCCAACAAGGAGGCAAATTGCGTCCTGAGGAATTTATCAGACGTCGTAATGAATCTGGTACTTTTAACGCGTGGGGATGGTTAAAGGAGCAGCTTGGTATTGATAGCGGAGAAGATGCAGAAATTCCAAAGAATGCGCGTCCACGTTCATTCAGCCGTGAGTCAATTGTAGAAACCGAAAAGGATTCAAACCGTCTCTTGAATGATGTACGTGATATTATAGTCAAGTGGGATGATGAGTTGGGAGGTTTGGGAGGAAGTGGTGGAGTGGGAGGCGGGATATGGGGCGGTGGTAAAGGCGG